TCTTTTTACCAAAAATTTTTTGCTGACTTTTGGAATATAAACATTGACAAGTATCCCCGAAACATCTCTCAACTCTGGTTGAATTCTGATTACTATGCGGATGAACGCACAAGGATTGCTTTGTCAACTTCCATTTCCCATAAGAGCATTTTCACCATCGAAAAGTACAGAAAGAAGGCAAAAGCTTCAATGCGTGCTTTCTTCGACTGAACTTATAACATCAATACTTTTGACGAGTGAATCGGGAGTAATGGAGATAGTATCTATCCCTTGTTCAACCAAAAATGCAGCCAATTCAGGATAATCACTTGGTCCTTGTCCACAAATACCAATTTTAATACCATTTTTTTTACAAGATTTTATAACATTCTTCAGCATCATCTTGACTGCTTCATCTCTTTCATCATAAATATGTTGTACTAACTCTGAGTCTCTATCGAGTCCCAAAGTTAATTGAGTCAAATCGTTACTTCCAATAGAGTATCCATCAATATGTTTACTGAACTCATCAGCCAAAACAACATTAGACGGAATCTCACACATAAGGAACACTTTCAACCCATTCTCTCCTCTTTTCAATCCATATTCCTCCATAACCTCTTGAACTTTAACACATTCTCCAACTGTTCTACAAAATGGAATCATTACTGTTACATTTTCTAACCCAATAACTTCACGAACATATTTAATAGCTTTACATTCTAATCCAAAAGCCTCCTTGAAATTCTCCGAATAATACCTTGAAGCCCCCCTCCATCCAATCATTGGATTCTCTTCATTTGGTTCAAAATATTTACCACCCAACAAGTTACAATACTCATTAGACTTAAAATCAGAAAATCTAACAATAACCTCATTCGGATAAAATGTCGCCGCAATCTTTGCCAATCCATAAGCTAATTTTTTAACAAAATAATCCACTTCATCATCAAAACCTCTGTATAACTTCTCAATTTCCTTTGTCAACTCTGGATCACCCAAATTTTTATGTTTCAATAAAGCCATTGGATGAACTTTAATGTAATTGTTGAAAATGAACTCTTCTCTCACCAAACCAACTCCATGAACTGGATAAGAGTGATAAGTAAATGTTTTCTCAGGTGAAGCGACATTTAATAACAGTTTGGTATTAATCTTTGGCAACTTATTAATATCAATCTCTTTCTCTTTGTATTTAATAGTACCTTCATAAATACGTCCAATCTCACCTTCAGCACAAGACAAAGTAATATCTTGATCATCCTCCAGAATTTCAGTTCCATTTAATGTGCCAACAACAGCTGGAATACCCAATTCACGAGCAACAATAGAAGCGTGACATGTACGGCCACCGCGGTTGGTAATAATACCAGAACTTATTTTCATAATTGGTTCCCAATCTGGATCTGTCATGTCAGTCACCAAGATGTCACCTGGTTGGAAAACATTATTTTCACCCTCTAAACAATCACGACTATCAATATTATACATCTTCTTTACTCTACCCGTTGATACCTTCTTACCAACTGCGACACCCTCTAATAAAAGCTCATGATCCTTTATTTCATTTTTATCGATAGAGTATTCATTAATAACATTGCGATCTTTTCTGGAATAAACTGTTTCTGGTCTTGCTTGAACAATATACAATTGGTTCGTTAAACCATCAATAGCCCATTCTATATCAAGTGGACACCATTTTTTGTAGAGTTTGGTGTAATACTCTTCCAATTTAATGATCCATTTGCTCAATAACAAGATGTTGTCATCACTTATACAAATTTTATTTTTATAAGATTTGCCTAAACTGATTGTTTCAACTTTTTGACCCGGATTTGTACCATAAATCATTTTAATATTTTTTTGACCTATTTTCTTCTCAATAATCGGAATATTCTTGTCATTGAGTTTAGGTTTAAACACTAAAACTTCATCAGGTTTAATTTTGCCACTGACAACAAGTTCACCTAGACCAAAAGCACCATTAATTAAGATAATCTTGTCAAATCCGCTATCGGAATCTATGGAAAATGCAACACCTGCACTTCCCAAATCGGATCTAACCATCTTTTGGACACCGACCGAAATTTTGATATTTCCTTCTAATTTTTTGGTGATTCTGTAAGATATGGCACGATCTGTATATAAGGATGAAAAACAACGAATTACACAATTGAGTACATCACTTATATTTCTGACATTTAGGTATGTTTCTTGTTGACCAGCGAAACTTGCATCGGGAAGATCTTCCATAGTTCCTGAAGAACGGATTGCAACATCTGTGTTGTTTTGTCTGAATCCATCTGATCCGCGATATTTTCTGGATAAAGCTAGGTATGAATCGCAAATGAGGTCTTCTAAGTCTCTGTCAAATCTACATTCTAAAATTTTGTTTCTAATACTCATACCAGTTCTTTTGAGATTTACTAATGAATAATCGTCACGCAATTTGTTTAATTGTTCTTCAATATAACTTTCTAAATTATTGTCGGAAATAAATTTGTCATAAGCTTCGGTTGTAATGGCGAAGCCGAATGGAACATTAATTCCAAATTGGGTCATATTACTGACCATTTCTCCTAGAGAAGCGTTTTTTCCACCGACTAATGGGAGATCTGATAAACTGATTTTGTCGAACCATTTAATAAATTTGTTTTCAGTCGTCATATATTGAAAACAACAAAAAAATTGAAGAATATAATCCGTATCTATTTTATAATTTAATAGTAAGTATGACTCGTCTTCTTACAACGTATGATGATTTGGCACACATTATTGTGTATGATTCTGATCTGAAAACAGAAGAACACAAAAAAGCAAAAAACGACGCAAAGAAATATTGTGAACTCATCAAGAGTTTTAACAGTATTTTCGCCAAAGATATGTTTCAAAAGTGTGGAGATGATAATTTGTACAAAGACATTTACAACAACATTAACAACAAATGGAAATATCTTTCGAATTTCAAGTACATTGAAGATTTCTATAGAAATCATAAACCGTTGATCACTTCCAGTGTTCTGAAAGAGATGAACGACTTGTGGAAACAAATCATGGCCGTCGAGAACCAAAAGAATTTCAAACTAGTCAACGGCTACGTGATTTTCTCAACATTGGAACTCGATCTGGAAGAATGATTTGTCTCAGCGTCTTTCCAATCTTTCTCTGTGTCTATGTCATGATATTCATTTGAATTCATGATGTAAGGATAAATTGGGTCTCCCGTGATACTTTTTTTGTCATAAACGATACTCGATTTTATAATATCTATATAACCATTATGAATATAAGCTTGTGGCAACCTCTGTCTACACTCGTTATAAGGTTCTTTTATACCATCAATTTCCCCAAATAAAGGCACTAATTTATCCGACACGACTCTATACATTTTATAAGGCGATTTATCCAATTTATAAACAGTTCTTAAACTATCATATTTATCAAAACCATTCATAAATATCTCAATAGTTTCATCCAAAACAGACAACTTTCTTGTTGGATATGTTGGACGTAATTGAACAACAATATCTGGCATTTCCCCTTCTGTTTCCTTCAAATAATCCAAACAGTGCTTAATAAATTGGTAATCGTTAGATAAATCTCCTGATATCTGTTTGGGTCTCATAAATGGAACTTCTGCTCCATATTTAAGTGCCGTTTCCTTTATTTCATTATTATCAGTAGAAACAATTATTCTGTTAATATATTTTGAGTTTTTAGCAATTTTGATGCTCCAATATATGAGTTCTTTTCCTCTAAATTTCTTTATATTTTTCATTTTTATTCCTTTAGATCCTCCACGTGCTGGTATTAATGCTAAAATATTCATATATTCTTATACTCTATGGATTTAAATAAAATATTAGATGGAAACTCAATATGAAGTATTTATTGTTCTTAAAAAATTGATCAATTTAATTTATAGGTTTCATTGTGAATAAATTGAATATGGTAATGCAACAACAAAACCCTTTTTTGAATCGAAATGTCATGGCTCGTGCTTGCGAATCTGGTGATATGACCTTGCTTGAGCTTTTGATAACTAATAACTTTGTTTTTGACAAACTTTGTGTTTACATTTGTGCTTATGAATGTAACCTCGAATTTCTTGGTTTGATCTTGAACTATCAACCAAACGTGATGGATGAAGTCAATCTTCAACATCTCATTTCGGAACTTGAAAAGAAAGTACAAGATAACCCAGAAATACAATCAGTTATTGATTTCTTCAAAAACAATTTTGTGGAAGGTAACGGTTAGGCATATTATGCTTAAAGAATGAAAAAAATTGAACATTTTTTTTTTATAAAATTTATAAAATAATACAATAAATATGCCCAAACAAGACCTTACACGTGAATTTGGAGATCGAGCAATTCGTTGCAGATCATATGGATGTATGCGTAATGTTCGCCACTATCCTTACCTCAACCACGACAATATTTTTTGTACAGAATGTAACAAGGATAGTGGAGTTATGCGAGCAGGAACAAAGTTTTATTGGAGACAACTCATGAGAGAAGTTCGACGAGTTTTTTGAATACATATACAAAATAGAGTTCAAAAGATGATCTATTGGACAATCTCTTTAAGTACATATACCTCCGCTAAATAAGAATTTTATAAACTTGAATTTTTTGCCTTGTTGTTTCTTACTTATGAATAAATTATAGAAAAATCCTGTAATAATTAATAAAATAATTGCGACTTGAACAACATTGATAATATGGTAAGACTTTGTTAAATCAAAAATATTTGTGAAATTTGTTGGATCAATTAGTTCATCTTTTTCTTGATCAGATATTTGTGAGTTTTTGTATAAATACAAGTTGAGTAAAATAAAAATCAAAAAGAACAAAGCGATTGTGGATGTTAAGTTCAAACATGTAGTCAAAACGAAGAAAATATAAATAATAAGAGACATTAATAAAAATTTAAAAACATCTGTTACATCTGAAACAAAAATCTTTGGGAAAATATTATAAGGTGTGTACCAATCTAAAACAAAAGTAAAGAAATAAATTGTAAAAAAGATCATAACCTGTCTGAAATAAATATTATTCAACAAGAATCTTTGTACATTACAATTCAATACATAGAAAATGTTTTGACTGAACAACAAAAGATACAGAAAAAATATTGAAACAATTATCAATATAAGCATATATATATATATTGATAATATAGATAAAAACAAACAACTTGTATTATTTAATAAACCTTTTCTTTATAAAATTTACAAGTCTTTTTTCTCCTATTCTTCTTTTTCTTAACCTCTTTACCATTTAATTCATTCCATAATTCTGACAAATCACATGTATCTATCTTCACAAACTCAAAAGAATCGTTTGAATTTCTTGGAACAGACATATTATTATAATAATATAATTATTCTCTTAAATTAATATTCCCATCTAAAACTGCGTTCACTTGGGGAATTCTTGTGTTCTTCTTCCATGAACTGAAATCACAAGGTCTAACAATGGTCCAGTCAGTTTCTTTTGGTAATAATTCTAAAGCTGTGTAAAAAAATGAAGCAAGTGCAGAACAAACGTAACTGCTATTCTTCTGTATATTTCCATAATGTAAATCAAACAGATTCTTGACCCAATCTGCTGGATTGAAATCGTAAGTTTTATTATGGACAAGGGAATGAATTTTTTTTACATTTTCATAAAACTCTTTATCTCTCTTGCAATTAAGATGTCTCCAAATAATATCACCATCATATAATGTAATAACATCTTCTAACTTTCTCAATTGAACACCGACTTTTCCCTCATGATCTTCAACATCAACTCCATCAATAACTCCAGTTGATTCCAATAAGTATAAACCTTTTAGGGGTTCTGGTGTAAATGTGGGATCTTTAATTACTATACCAATGTGGGAAAACTCACTGTACGTAAAAAAATCAATTAATCTCGAAATAATACTTTTATGTTCATTGAAAAGTATTATGTCTCCTGTTTCAAAATTGTGCTTTGATAAATCTATACTCATTATATTATATCTTAGAATAATTTTTTTATATTTATTTTTCCCATTTTTAAGAAAATATATAAATAATATTATAATGCTATCAAATCTTAAAGAAACAAACAAAAATCTTTATTACACTTTAGTCTGTGGCCTCCCACCACTTATTCTTCTTGGTGTTGGCTTGGCGTACTTAAACAAAGAAAGTTTATGTGGTTGTTGCTCCAAACAAAGAAACAGAGGTAGAGATTGCTGTGAACCTGTCACAATCAAAGTTGTCGAATGTTGCAAATGTTGTAAATGTGAAAACGGATGCAGTTGTCCTTTAAAAGAGAAACCAGATTGCGGTTGTAAATGTGGTGATAATTGTAAATGCGACCCTTGCAAATGTTGCAAATGTGAGGGAGAATGTAAATGCGATCCTTGTGAGTGTTGCAAATGTTGTGATAACTGCGATTGTAATAAATGTTGCGACACAAAATGTTGCGATCCTTGTAAATGCGACCCATGTAAATGTTGTGAATGTGGTGATGAATGTAAATGCGATCCTTGTGAATGTTGCAAATGTTGTGATAACTGCGATTGCTAAATAATCAATTGACAGAAGCTTCAACTACATCTTCTTCTTCTTGAATATCCTTTTTCATTAACAAAGCTTTTAATGAATCAATGAACATCTGAGTCTCCTCATCCCAAGTATCATAATAGTTAGCAGTCTTATTAGTACCTCTTGCTCTCAAAACATTCTCATCAATCTTTCTCAATCTTCCAGTATAGTTATCTCTGTGATTAATACCAATAATTACAAAAGAATATGGCAAATCAATAATCTGTCCCAACCTCTCAGCAGTGAAACTCTTGTGCTCTCCCTTATCACAAGTATTATCAAAATGTTTATCTTGCCAGAAACTCTTATAATAAGCCATACTAGCCTCAGATAAACTGATAGGACCATCAGAACTCATTGAACTCTTTCCACTCATCAAATCATATGTACCAATCAATGAACAACCAACACAACGAATTCCTTGACTCTTATACTTAACCAAAGTCTTCACCCTAGCCAAAATAGACTCTGGCGGATAATAATCATCATCATCCATATGTACAATAATGTCATGACTCGCCTTCTCAACACCAATATTTCTCTTGTATGCAACTGTTGTTTTATATTGAGTTCCCTGTAATTTGAGATATTTAATTCTCTTATCAACTGGAAGAATATCATCCAACTGATCACACTCCTCTGGTGTATCATCAATAATAATCCATTCCAACTTCTCTGGAGGATAATTAAAGTTCTCAAAATTCCTCATTGCCATATAAAACATCTTTCGCCTATTATATGTCGGAGTAATAATAGAAACATATGGAAGATCATTATAAGAAATCTGTGGAAGCTTCAAAACATAATTTCCATTAACCTCTTCGTGTTCAGGTGTTCTCAAACCTTCTAATGTTTTTTCCATGAAATCATAATTTACAACTTGTCCCTCAATATCACTAAATCCTTGCTTCTGAATTGCCAACATAGGGTTGGACATATAACAATTAAAACTTTTATGAACATGTTGCATGTAATATCTATCAATCTCACCGTCATATTTATCAGCCTCCAGAATCTTATCAACCAATTTCTTATTTGTTAAATTAACAATATAAGCATGAGTTGTCCAACACATAACTCGTGTCCAATATTTGTGATCCCTATTAATAATTCTGTGAACAGTTCCTCCCAAATAAAGCATGTCCCAATCTTCTGGAACATCATGAAGAGGAAATACATGCTTTGTTTTGAATTTAACATCATCCTCAAAAATCAAAATGTACTTAACTCCATCTTTAATAGCATCGCGGATAACTGTAAGATGAGACTCTAAACAACCTCTCTTCGGATTCTCATGTTTTTCAGCAGCAAAAAACTTTACAGGAATATCACGCCTCTTACACTGAATCTTCATATACTTCTTCTTCTCCTTCCTAGATTTCAAATTAATACAAATAACTCTCGCACCTGTTAACTCTTTGTTTAACTTCATTATAATCAATATACTATTGATATTTTTTAAATTGTTTCTTATAAACGCCTCTAAAAGAAATAAAAAGTAAGAAGGGGGGGTTAGTAAAATATAAGCAACCAAATATTCGAACTTTTGAATACATTACAATTATCATATTCAGAATTTCTCAAAATATCAGTCACATTTGTATTATAAGGACATTTCAAAACAACATATTTAGTTCCTTTATCATATAACCTATTAATAACTTTGACAATGGGTATTTTTCCCAACCTAATATTAAAATATTTAATATAATGATACTTCTTCCCACCCCACGGAGGATCAATAAAAACAACATCCTCTTTCAATTCATCCAACTGATTCAAATAATTATCCTTCACCAAATTAACATTCTCCAAATCCAATGCTTCAATATTATTCCTTAAAACAAAAAAATGTATATCATTAATCTCCACACCATTAACTGCTTTGAATCTTTTAGCAAAACTTATAGTGTTCCCTCCCAATCCCGCAGTTGAATCTGTAATTGTCATATCAATAATCTTCGTCCCATTCTCAATACTCCTTCTTATACAATCCATAATCCAATTTGCATCACTTGGTTTTGATATACTATAAATACCCTTATCTGTTAACATTAACTTAACATTTCCTCCCTTCACATTTTTTTCTTTTACTTTTTTAATATCACATTCATCAAAATACAAAGCTGTATTGAAATTTGATAAGATTTTAGGCTTAAATAAATATGTGAATTTATTTTCTTTCTTCACTTCTCCTACTGGGGATAGAGAAAGTGCGTCATCTTCTTTTTCATCACACATTACTATTTATTAATATTAAATTCTATTTAAGTTCTATTATAAAAATTATATAAAACCACTCACATTTTATATAATTATTTTTAATTTCATTCACCATTAGGCAACAGGAACGCTCGCCATTAGGCGACAAAAAGTGCCAATAAATTAAAATTATTATTTTCACTATTCTTCAAAGTCTTCTTCACTTTAAACCCAATCTTCTCAAAAATAGTCATTGACGGCCCATTATCCTCATTAATCTGAACATGGAAATATTCAACTCCACGCTTTCTAAAATGATCAATCAACAATCTAACCAAACATTTACCCAATCCATGACCACGACAACTCCCCAAAACAGCTAAATTATAAACAAAAACTCCCCTCTTATCATAATTAATATAATATGAATCACGGTTTTCCTTAAATGTTTCATTATGTTTTACCAAATCGTAATTCTCCATTCCAGAAACAACCGCAACAACATGACTTTTGTAATAAAAAATAACCAAAGTTGTACTCTGCAACAAATAAGGATCATTGTCTGGTCCAAAAGCAATTCTCAATAACTTCAAAATCTTTCCCCTTTCATCGTCTGAACAATCTTTGTATTGCTTTATCTCACATGTTAATTTATCCAACAAATCACTCATTTTAATAAACAATTATTTAATCAATTTTTTAAGCTAAATCTGAAATTTACTCAAATCAACAATTCCTTCTCTAATTACCTCTTGATACTCAACACCTCTTTCACTCTTTGCACAATAAATATAACCAGTATCTTGTTTAACATTTGTAAAATTTTTATCATATATAATTTTTGAAATAAACTCAAAATGATTAAACCTCTCCAATAACTTCTCATCAAGAGCTTGCCTTTTGTCTTCGTCAACTTTATCTGAATAACATTTATAAAAATTCATAAACTTCTCATTAACCTTTACTTCCTTGTTAATATCAACCATCTCATTTGTATTATACTCAATTGCTCCACCTCTATCTGTAAAATCAATTGTAACACCTATATTTGATTCATCTTTCGTTTTCTCAAAATGTTCATAATACATTTTGTAAATTCCCTTAAATTCCTTAATTTTATCAAAAATATCTTTAGCCAGGGTTAAACCATGATATTTATATACAGAATAATTAATATAATCCATGAAATTTACACCACCCATACCATTCTCAATAATATCATTCAAAAGTTCATCATCTAGATTATTATCATATAAATCCAATTTATGTTTAATACAAAAATCATAAACTTTTTTGTAAATATTTTTTTTTCCACTATCAAAATAATTATTAATTATGTATTCATCATCCATAACAAAACCATCCAAATAAGATTTATAACATTTATTTACACAATTTATACACAAATCACAACAATCTTCTTTACCCTCAAATATTTTCCAATATTCTTCTTCAGGATTTACATGAAAATAGGGATAATCACTTTTATCATGATATCCTTCAGTATCACAAATTTCGCAATATCTTCCTCTATCATTATCCTCCCCATATCCGTTAATAAATCTTGTAAATCCATTTTCATTGGATCTATAATCAAATTCATGAGTATCCATAACTACATTTGGATTACAAAAAATAAACTTGTCATTCAAATAAACATACTCCACAATACTATTCGTCATGATAGAATGAACCTTCACTTTAAAAAATGCTTGGTTTGGTTTCAACTGTGAATTCTTAATAATCTCCATAAACTCCTTATTGAAAACATCATAACCATTTTCATTCTCTATAGAATAACTCTCCGCATTCCTAAACTTATAACACAAATGTTCCATTTTATCCTTAAATTCCTCAAATCTACCAAAATCAAACTTGGATTTGTCAAAAAGATCCTGATAAAACACATCAAACTCATCACTGGTCAATTTATCCTCATCATAATAATAAATATGTTTATCTTCTTGTTTATTAGCCAAGTAAAAATCAGTTATTGTACAATGGTTCTCCATCAAAAGCTCTGTTGGAATGACAAAAAGTTTAGCATAATTGCTAACGTGATCGTTAACATGATCGCTACTGTTAGCATAATTGCTAACGTGATCGTTAACATGATCGCTACTGTTAGCATAATTGCTAACGTGATCGTTAACATGATCGCTACTGTTAGCATGTTTGCTAACCCGAGCAATAACATAATCTTTTTCAGAAGGAAAACAATCATAACTCAAAAATAAAATTCTCTTCTTACCCTTCTTAATAGGATTACCCTCATGAACTGTTTTTTTTGGAAAAATCAATCCTCCTCCTCTCTTCTTAGATGTATAACTCGAATAATGTGTGAACTCATCACTCACATACAAAACAGTCTCCCCACCCTCGTCACATTCATCCAAACAAATTAAAAGAGAATAAGATTTGAACATATTACTATCAATATGAACAAAATCAGTGTGTTTCGCAAAAAAATCTCCAACTTCATACTCAATTATCCTCATATTTGTTAGGGCAACATTAAAAACATAATCATCACCAAGTTGACTATTCAATTTTGGTGTAATTAATTCAGAAACTTGCTTAATCTTTCCCTTATCATCAATGTAAATCTCCTTACATTGTCGAGTGTCCTTATCTTCCTTATTTTCATTCGTCACTCTATCGCGAATTTCTGCAATTTTAAATTTACTTTCATCAAATTGAAATATATCATAAACCTTGTTAATTTCTTCATCATTTAATAAAGAATCATACTCCTTGAATATTGGGTAGTAATATTTCATTGTTTGTAAAAATTGTTAATCTTTTAAGCTGAAGATTGAATTTATGTTTTGGTATTCATCTACATAATCATAAATATCACCAATTCTTTCTCTTGTTTTCTTGGCAACATGATAATCTTCTTTTTTAAAAATATCTAATTCAAGTTTTTGAAGACGTTTTTTTGTTTCTTCATCACCATCCTGAAGTTGATTTGATACATCAATAACATCATCAAAACAAGAATCATATCCAAACAGTATCTTATACGATAAACCCAAACAAGCTAAAGCTGTAGGTTGAAGTACTTTATTAGGGTGAACAAAATTATAATGAGATCTGATAACATTATAAGTCATCTCTTTTGTACAACGTATTAGCCATTCATTGATTTTTTTGAATTCATCTTCAGAATAACCATTATTTATAAAATATGTATTTTTTTCAAAACTTTGTTCAATAACTTTTTGTATCCAATCAAACAGAATTTTGTCTAATTTTTTAGTATATGTCACAATATTTGATTTTGTGGGGAAATATAATTCATCATTAAAAATATCATTATTTTGTTTAATAACGTCCCGACTGTATCTTTTGAATATAGACATAACCATTATAATCGACGACTTCTTAAAACTTTTTGTGAAAATATTTTTTCACTTTTTGCACTTTTTTAAAAAAAAAAGTGCTGTTAAAAAACTAAAATATCAAAAAATAATTTTACACTTTTTTGAAAAAAATACAAAAAAGTGAATTTTAAATCTTGTGGTTTTCGTTTAAAACATGTTAAATATGTGTGATGAATATTTTGCCTCAAAAATAGAGGAAATTAGTAAACAATATGGTGAAAATCGTGATGAAAAAGTTGACACACAGATGTTGAATAATAATTTTTCAAAAAGAAATATTTACAAGATCCCAGAGAACCACCGATTCAATTTCAATGGTTCAGTTTATTCAATTGACCCCAACGGTTGTGAGGATGCAGATGATGCATTTTCGGTTTTCGACAATGGTAAAGACATGACATTGGTTATTCACATAGCTGATCCATCAGATTATATCAGACTCGATTCCAACTTATGGGGAGATATTGTAAAAAGGGGAACGACGTATTATCCAACAAATAGGCGACCAATTCATATGTTGCCTAATGAGATTGTCAAAAGGATTAGTTTGATGACGTCGAGGGTTTCAGAAACAAAAAAAAGCATTTCATTGTTTGTAAATGTTGACAAGAAAACATACTTGCCAATTTTCGAAACAGTTCAAATCAAATTTTGCAATATTTTCGTCGCAAAAAAGAACGCTTTCAGTTACAAAAAAGCAAGCGAAATCTTAAACAAACCTCGACACAAACTCTACAAAACATTTCAAATGAGTGTTAAAATAGCCAACGCTATTTACCACGCAAACGACAATGTTGGAAAACTATTAAACACCAGACCAGTTTCAACAATTCGTTACATCGACTCTGAACCTCAATTCAAAACTGATACAGTCGAGATCTTCCAGATGAAGAACATGATTGCACAATTCGCAATTTATGCTAACTCTTACATTGGGAATTATCTTTACGAACAGTTCAATGATTGTGGTATTTTCCGAATTTGTGATGCTAAAAAGCTCACAGTAACTGGAGAAGAGCTGCTAAACGATATTGTAAGACATGGAATTAAGGCTGAATACAAGGATAGTTCAGCTGGGCACGATTTAATTGGAATTGAGAAGTACTCTCATTTCACATCACCATTGCGACGTTTATCAGATATTGTTGTTCACTACATGTTGAAATACCTGTATCTGAAAGAAGAAGTTAATCCAGACATTAAGATACCTTTCACAAAGGCAAAACTGGAGACTATTTCGACATATACCCAAGCAATATCAAAAAAAATAAGAAAAATCAGTCACGAGGAAAACAAACTAAGGCTTTTCCAAATTTTGTACAACACCATACAAAAAAATGGCGACGTTGAAGTAGATGTTATCTACACAAGTTACATCAAGGACAGATTCCTCAATGTAATGATTACGAGAATAGAAGATTGTAAGGTACATTTATCCCTGACATTCAAGAAAAACAACTTGAAAATCATTGGGACTAAAAAGAAAATGACTTTTAAGATCAAAGATATGTATCCAAAAGCTGGATACGATAATAAGATCTTCCCAAGTTTGACCGAGTTTTTAATTGACTCTTTGTCAATTTGATCTTTTCAAATTTTTTTATAAAGAAAATAAAAAACTGATTTCCCGAGTTTCATGATTTTTTTCATTATACCCTAACCATCAAAAATGTCTGATCAAACTAATTTTCAAAAAATCCGCGAATTCCATGAGACTTCCAACCTTGATAACCATTTTGAGCACCAATATGACGCACTCGACAATGAAAAACTTGTTAATCTTCGACTTGGACTTATTCAAGAGGAGTTCAATGAATTGAAAGAAGCAATTGAACAAAGAGATTTCCCAGAAGTTAGGGATGCAATTGCTGATATTCTTTATGTCGTTTACGGTACAGCAGCATCTTTCGGAATTGACGCAGATGGGGATTATGATAAAGTACATAAATCAAACATGACCAAGTTCTGCAAAACCGAAGATCTTGCACAACGAACTGTTGAAGATTATCAACGACGTTTCGATGAAGGATCGTCACCATATGATTCACCATCTTATCGCCAAAGTATAAATGGTAAATATTATATCGTTTATAATAAGTCAACTGGAAAAATCCTCAAATCTCTTGAATATAAACCTGTGGATCTTAGTGTGTAAGCACGTTGTGTAAGCACAATGTGCTTATTAACAATGAGCAAAAATATCTAATTTCTCAAAATCTCTTTCGTAATTTCTCCGTTGGAGTTGACCACGTTTTTCCATCAAATTATTGCATAAATCACGAATACTTTTTTTAACATCATCCAATTCCACTGGCAGAACATCAACATAATTCCTAACATTCAAAAGATCATCATGTGTTTGCCTGTACAACAAATGTTGTTTCAATTGAGTCATGAGATTTTTGAAAGAATATAATACGCTCAAAAAAGATTTTATCGCGTCTCTTACTTGGTCCATTGTTTCAAATTCAATGTTCGTGTAAATTTGATCATTTAGATCAAAAAAAATCCGCGACCAAAGTACGTTGGTATATTCCATTGTATACTTCGGTATTGTCGCTCTGTAAGAACAAGAAAAATGAACAGGAGAAGGAGGACACCAACCATTATTATCATTAATATCGAGTGGCATATTTAACATTTATCTATAATAAATCTTAAATATTTTTCTTCATTTTCGAAATTAAAAATCAAATCAACAATCTACGGCAAAGTTTACGTTACAAGATTTCACCATTTTCATCTAAACTTATTAACGTTAAACCCCGACGCTTTATTTTTCATAACAATTAATAGTTACGTATTGTTTCAAGTTTCTTCAAAAACACTTTTCCAGTTTTTTTAGTCCTCGTATTACAATATCTCAAATAAATATGAGTAGAGTCAACTATGTTTCTTCCGTTATAATTAACATAATATTTATACTCTAAATCCCTCAATTCATAATATTTATGAACACTCTTTTGATGAACATCTTTAATAGAATCATACAAAGCAGTGAAAATATTTCTTAACTTCTCTGGGAAATCAGCAATAGATAGATCAATTGTCTCAAACCATGTATCTCCAATTTTAGATAAAACCTGAATAACACCCTTATTAGATAATGTCGATTTATGTTTAACCAATAAATCATACAAATCCAAATACATTACACCTATATTAGTCAACGACACTTCATTCTCATCCATAACATGATTATCAAGGAATTTATCAAAATCTTTATCCAAATCCATTCCAACCTTAACAATAACACTAAACCTAAACATAACTCTATAATAAATATCCATCAAATTCAACTTCGAATTATCCAAAATATATCCAAATCTTTCCAATAAATTCATTAATACTTCTCTATCATCATTATTAACAGAAGTCTCGACCCAATTAATCAAATAATCATTGACATCAACAATTGTTTGAAATTTAGAAATTGGTAACTCAAATCCAAGAGTTCTGTTACTAAATTCAATTAAGAAACTAAAATAAATATTGGTGAACTCAACCTCTGAATATTTATATTCAAGCTTTCTCTCCAAAATATAATCAAAAATAGTTTTATAACTAGTCATTTTATTATTGTATAAATAAACAAATATTTTTTTATATAGATTATAATCGTAGATTTATATAGATTATAATCGTAGATTTATATAGCCACTAGGCTTAAATTTGTAAACATTATAACTATCTAATTAAACCAAGAATTTGCTTAAACTTATTAAATGGTGTTTTTTTTGGAATAAAATCTTTTAGTTCATTATATTTGTGATTTTTAATGAGATCTCTCATGTTTGTGCTGCTTAAATCGCCTAGTTCTGGTATTTCCAACGTTACTATGTTCTTTTTGCCAATTGTCATATTGTAAAAATCAAATCTGTGATTAGCTCCATTCTTAGCACTCTTCACCAATACTATCTTATTTCCTTTTTTCGCCTCATCTTTTCCCAATTTTATAACAAATCCATTTTGAACAGGACTTTTAGCTCTACTCTTCATCAATTTTACTTTTTTCTGTTTTGTTTTTGGTAAAAGACTCAAATAAAGTTTCCATATTTCGTAGGATTCATCTTGTGTGATACATGGAATTTTTCCTTCAACTGTTAATTCTTTTATTTTTTTAGAAATTTCTGGTAAACTCATATTGTCAACACCTCTGATATATTTTCTAGCTTCTTTTCTTGCTTCTGTTACTGAAGTCATATTTATTAATCCATTATTTATTGGTTTTGGTTTTTGTGATATTAAAATAATAACTTCGGATATATCTTTACGCTTCAATAGATTTTCAACAATACTAAAATGACCAGTATGTGGAGGCTTGAAAGAACCTGGAAAAATAGCAATCATATAATATTGGGTCTGATTTTATTTTTTCAGAAAACAAAAATAAAATTTGTTCACCAATTATATAAATGCAGTGTGAGCCAAAATATGTAATCTATTATCTCGACGGATGCTTTTACTCAAAAAAAGCTTTAAATTTACTCAGTCATTACAACTATCCATACACAATCATTCCAGTTTCTCAGGAAGACAAAGAAAAATACAAAGCATATTTAGGCAAACAAACATTTCCCCAAATATATTATCATGATTGTTATAATAGAAGATATGAAATAGGTGGTTGTAGCGATCTCGAACAACTAATCAAAAATCGTCAAGGTTTATAGTTTGTGATAACCATAAAAATTATCATTAATACCATCAAAACGTGTACCCATATCATATTTACCAACTTTTTTCGAAATTTTCACTCAAAATTTCGAAAAATTCATCATCCCCAGTACATCCACCTTGTTTTTCACCAACATATATCAAATATTGAATATTATCATTCTTTAGAATTTCCTTCAACATATTCAGCTGCATCATTTGTTGTATATGGTGGCCAAACAACACAAACTGTACTATTTGGCTTATCAATCTTCTTAATTGTTTCAACCGCAGATTCCCTAACAACTGGTTTACAATTAGGATGTGCTTTTAGAAGAGAACTATCTTTTATTTCATATGACGAATAATTGTCGCTTGAACGATAATCAACAGTTGTGTACAAAGAAGGGTTTAACGAATAAAAAAAGAACTGGACCATTCCTAAACCAGCCATAACTTCGTAAACGTTGGTTGTTTTGTTATCTCTACAAAATTGTTCAATGTTAAAAACAAGTTTTGGCAAATTATAGCAAAATCCAAACTTATTGATATGGTCAACTCTCATTTGATGCATCTTATACGATACAAGAAAATCACCATTACACATACATTTCCTCAAGCTTTCATACCGAGTAATAAAATCCATATACTCAAATTGGACACTCATTATTTCCATATTTTTTTATCCAAAATAAAACATTTTGATTTAATAAAATCAATTTTTATTTCTATCAATAAGATATAAATGAAAATATTAATTTATTCTCTTATTGGATGCCCATATTCACAAAAAGCCGTAAAAATATTGAAAGCTTATGGAATAAAACACACCGTTATACGCGTCAAAAACAATGATAAAAAAGAAGAAATCAAAAAACAATTAAAAGCAGACACCTTCCCACAAGTTTATATCCAAAAAGATACCAAGACTAATAAGAGCAGAAACATATCAATTGGTGGTTGTTCCGATTTAGAAAATTACATTGATATCTTACATTTTTTAAAAGAAAATGGAATGACATTAACAAAACTCACCGAATTCAACAAATTAGTCTAACCAAAGGGATATTGCATCTTGCCCGACCCTTTTAAACCCTACGCTCCGTCTCGCCTTCGGCGAACGGGTACAAATTGGTCCCCCTAGTTTGTTCACTGGTTTGTACCGCGAACGTAGTGAGCGAGAAGGGGTCAGCTAAAAGCCATCCGATAGGCCTACGGCCTACCCCGTTCTTCTACAAATGATAAGTATTTGCGGATTAGGAAGGATTCGGTAAAATAAAGGATGAGAATTGCTACTATGCCTCCCAGATAACCAAAGGGGTTTATTTTATCTTTGTCGTATTTGATGCCAAAATTGTCATCAAAATTCTTTTCCAGATATTTGACAATATAAGGGATACCTTGTGTTGGAAGTAAATATGTCATTGTGTACATAATGGTCATGACATGAACACCTGTCATTGTATTTTTTGTATCAATTGCGACTTTGACTCCATTCCATGCAACACCAGATAAAGCTAATAAGTTGATTAGGTTTGTTGAGATAAATGATAACAAATTATTTGGTGACAAACTGTAAACATCTTTGAATACTTGTTTATTCTTTTTTCCTGAAAGAGAAGAAATATTAGCGATTAAATCAATAACTGGCAAATATATACGCATTCCTTGTATACCACCAGTCTTAACAATAATAAAAGGAATAATACCTAAAAACACAATATACCAGAGAACAAATCCAATATGGTGATGTAGATAACTTTCTTTATTTTCATCATTATAAATATCTTTATCAATGTAAAACATATATAATATTATCAAGAATTTATTTCTCAACTATATTATATGTGGGGCATAGGTCTTGAACATGAAGTGCGATTAGGTTTCGCCAAAAACATTGTACCTAATATTAATTTATTAAAAAGTTTCCTCGAGGAAAAAGATGATAGTAAGTCTCAAAAACTTTTAAAAATAATCAATAAAAAATTCGATAAGAATGTGATCACTGATGCAAAGGAGGACAAAAGTAGTTTACAAGTGAGAAATATAAATCATATTTTAAATTTGAGATTCAACAAACTCGGAAAAATAGATATAACCACATTTTAA